TTAGCTGCGTTAGTTTGTGTGTTAAGAGCACATGAAGCCATCGAGATTGATCTAACACCCGTGTTTTCTGCATGGTTACCAATTGCAATACCGTTTTGATTTGCGGTTGCAGATCTACCGATTGCTATTGATCTCTGTACTGCGTTTGTAGAACCATCACCAATTGCAATTGATTCACTGTTTGAGTTAGCGCCTCTACCAATAGCAACACAGTCTAGACCGTCTGCGGTAGTAGATTCTCCAATTGCTACAGAACCTTCTGCACTTGCAGTCGCTCCTTCACCTAATGCGATAGAGTTAGTTCCTGATGCATCTGCAGCAGTAGTTGTTAGAGCTGCAGCTGATTGCATTGAGTCAGTACCTGTACCTGATTCTAAACCTGCAGCGCCACCGCTTGGTAAACCACTTACAGTTGAACCTGTAAAGTCTACAGTACCACTAACAAAGTTAGTAGATGTATTACTAATCTCAATGTTAGTAGCATTACCTAAACCGTCTGTAACGGCTTTAGCAGTACCAGAGATAGCTCCGTTATCTGTTGTTTTTATTAGACCTTGGTACGAGCCATCGATCTGTTGTCCTGTTAATGTTGCCATATATTTGTTTTAAATATTTATGTTAGGGACCAAGTTCTAGTCTCAGCTTCCCAGTTATTTGTGTTTGTATTCCATACGAATGGTACGCTTGGTGTTCCATTACATGCTTCATCAGCAATTGCATACCACCATGTGCCATTTTTAGGTGCTGTTATACTATAATAATTAGCTAAGGCTATAACCCAACTACCATTAACTGGTGTGGTTATACCTAATTGAGCACATAATGTTTGTAGCCATGAACCATTTACAATGGTTGTAGCGCCTAAGTGTATTGCGTATGCAGAAATCCAGCTACCATTGTTAGGAGCAGTTACTGCACCGCCTGAGGCACACTCTACATAGTCTTTTGTTACTGATTTTATATCCATCTACTTAGAAATATAATTTTAGTTAGAGTTGTTTAATTTCTTAAGAGCAACTTTTAATTTTTTAATATTCTGCTTAGTCGCCGACGATTGTCGTGGAAGGACCGCAGTCCGAACAGTTTCCGTATTTCTCTTCATAATATCTTAAATTTGAGTGAGGTACTACTAATCCGCTAAAATAAGGATTAGATTTATCTGGTGACATTCCGTCAGTACCTGGGTTTGTATATTCTGCAAACATACTTGGATTATCAAAAAAGAATTTAATTAATCTTTTATTGTAAAATTCTGCAGTATCTAATGTCGATTGTCTAATATATTGTAATTCATCTAACGTAGTAGGTGAAGTCTCTTCTGTGGTGCCATTCAGTATGCCCTGGTTAGCTATCTTATACTTAATGCTAGGTAACATTAAATACAGGCTATATTGCATTAGAGTTGGCCCAATGTAGTCATTAAGTAATGTCTGTTCGTTAGCTGTTAAGTCATTAGCAATAACACCAGCTTTAAGTCTATCATATAATTTAGTACCTAAAGTAGCCTGCATATAAATGTCTTGCGCCTGTATAATAAAAGGTGTAATCTCATTCATACGAACATTGTCGTCTAACTGAGTCCATTGCTTAAGTCTTTGTTCTGATACTAGTAATGCTGTATTTGCCATATTAGTCGTTTGCTATATTTGTTATATCTTCTTGTAAAGCAGGATCATCTGCTTCAGTTCCGATTATCATTGGTACTGGCTCTACTTCTAGTTTAACATTAAAACCTGCAAGACTTAAGATATAACCGTATGTATCAATAATTTTAGATTGTTTAGGTCTTACTACAGTATTCATAAAGTGTGAGTAAGATGTAATGATTTCATCTGAGTTGCTACTAAAACCTGCGCCGTCTTTAATACCTAAAAGAAGTGGAGAAGTAATACGGTGTGCAGTAAGGATTCGTGACGTTATTCTTTGTTCGAGCGTCAAGTAGTAATCGTCGTTAGCATTCTCGATTGGTGTCACCTGCAGTTCTTTACCTGGCTCAGAAAAAGCCAAGAAGAATCTACCAGCATTCTCTTCTCCACTGAATGTGTCTTCTATTTCTCTATAGATGTCTCTGCGTTCTTCTGGATTCGGTATGCCGTTTCTAAATTGTACAAACATACTTGGTGCTAGTCCATTAGAAATGTTAGCATTGTGAAACCTTGAAACACGCGCATCAAGTTGTATATCATTAACACCACCAATATAAGCAGGTAAAGGATATATTTCTTGTCCCGGGTTGTAGTTTTTGCAATAATAGATTTGACTTGCGCTATCTTTCTTAGTATCTGTTGGATCATAACTTCTATATTCTACTGGCTTATATTTTCTGATCTGTGACCAGTCAGATGAATAGTAGTAACTGTGTATATTATCTTCCTCATCCGGCTTGCCTGATCTTACGTTTGCAAATGGTAGGTGGTAAATTTCAGCAATTCTAGTGCCTTCTTTATTCCATATAATGTTTAGTGAATAACCACCAAATAGTGTGTAGTCTAAACTGATTCTAGAGAATATCTCGTCAATAGTATCTCCATCAGTGTTAATGTATTCTCCACCATAGTCTTTAATACCTTCTCCAAAGATACCATCTTTAATAGCGTCAATACATGTGTGATTCATTGCAGAACTATCGTATAAACCGATTAGTTGCTGAGGGAATAGATTATCTATACCGAACTTAATGTAGTCTTTTCCTCTTTGTTCTTGGATTACAGGTAAGTCTAGTGCTTCAAATTTGCTACCTTTAATACTATATAATCCTTCTGGGTTCGTGTTTCTCATATTATGTTTTAATAATTTGGTCTAAAGTATGTATCTGCCTCTCTTTGCTCGTTATCTGAGATATAATCGACAGTACCAACATCACCTCCAGGCTTTGTAATTATTTTTACAATGTCAGTATAAGGACCTAATGCCCATGTATAATAACCATTATAGTGTTTATCTTCAAAATCTGCTGGTAAGTCTACCATAAACTCTGCATATCTTGTATTCTCGCTAACGATTGACCAGTTACCAGATGTTACAGTTACTAGTATTTCTTGTGAATATTGTGACTTAAGCGTGAATGTGTCGTTAAGATCTAGTGCTGAAGTAGGATTATTAATGAAAAAGAATGCTTCTTCTGCTGTTATTGTTGTCGTCATACTATATAATGTGTGTTTCTACTTAGAAATATAAAAAGACTACAAGTTGTAATTCAAAAAAAAAGAGACCCGTTAAGGTCTCTTCTTTCATTTATAGTGATGTCGATATTAAGCCTCGACGATAGAGCTAGTAACTTCAAATGATGGAGATTCTTCCATTCCAGAAATTGTTAATTCATATCCGTTTCTGTCACCGTAAGCGGTACCAGATACTGATGAACCTGCTGTCATGAATGCACCTCTTTCAACACCAACGCTAAAGTACTTATCGTTGTTGTCTTTAAATACTACAACCATATCAGTTGCTTGAGCCATCAGTAAAATCTGATCTCTCTTTGCAGCTTCCATTTTGTTGAATATCATTGTAAGAGCTTGGTCATAAAATACAGTACCATTCTCTTGAGATACATTTATAGTTTCGGTAAATGAACTAGTTTGTCTTGGAACGTCAAAATCAAAGAAGTCACCAGGTACAAGGGCTGCACCACCAACAGTAATTGCTGAGATAGTGCCTGAGGATTGTGTGATAGATTGTACTGGTCCGTTAGCGATAAAGATCTTATCAATACCACCATTAGAATCATTACAGTCTAAAGTAAATCCTGCTGTTAAATTGCTACATGCCATAGTTTATACTTTGTTTTTTTAGTTAAAACTAAGGCCCGAAGGCCCTAGTTATTGAATTATGCTAATCCGTTTGTACCGAATTGATCTACTTGAGATACGGCTACACCTAATCTCCATTTAGCGATGAATTTTACAACATCTTGTCCTTTGTCAAAAAAGAACTGTACTGTTGACATATCATCTTCTAAACCTGTACCTGCTACAATCATTGAAGAAGGACCTGCTGCTACGTAATCAGAACCAGTTAAACCTGAAGTTTTAACTACTGTGATGTTAGCACCTGGAAGTTCGAAAGAACGTCCGTCTCCTTGGTCATAGTGGTAATAGTTTTGTGCAACTAAAGCTCTTCTTAGAGTGTTAAAGTTTGCTGGAGAAACGATCATAATTAAATCGTCTCTATCTTTAGATGCTTCGTTGATTGCATCAAAGATGTTTAACGCTTGCTCAACTGCATTAGCTAAAGTCCATGCTGCTGGGTTAGCAGATAAAGTTGCTCCTGCTGCTGCAGTTACTTGATCTTTAATACCAGTTCCAGTACCGTCTCCGTCTACTAGGTAAGCTTCGTTATATTTTGAGATTCTTTTTACATAGTAATCAGCGATCACTTCCTCGAAAGGTACTGATTCTTGATTAGCTGCTGCAGACATTCTCTGGCTTAACCAGTATTGTCTTAAATCTTCTGGACAAAGGTCCATCTTTACTTGTTTGTCTCTGATAGTGATGTCTACTTGTGAGAAATCTACATTACCAGAAGGATTCCAACCACATGCAAGATCAGCAACGTTTAAGTCACCGTCCATTAAGTTGATTGCTACTGTTCCAGCAGAAAGTCCTGATCTTAAGTCTACATAAGACATTAAGTCAGTTTCTAATACTGCCTTCGCAATTAAATCCATTGATGTTTCATCTGTGTACGCTGTTAGCGCTGTTAAATCAAATGCCATAATTTAGTTTTTGTTTTTAATTGTTTGGTTTATTTTCTACTCTTTCTTAATGATACAAGTCTTTCAAATCTTGCTTCAGCTGTAGTAGCTCTGTTTTGTGCCTCTTGTGAGAAGGTGTTGGCAACCTTTTTTGCTGCAGGTTCATCTGCAACTTCGTTAAATCTTGAAGTTAAAACACTAAGTTCTTCTTTAAGTTCTTTAATCTCATCTCGGTATGGCTCTAACATAGTTGCAATGCCTTCTAGCATTCCGTCTAAATCAAAGTCTTTTTCCTTTACAATTACTTCTTCTTCCTCTTCGAAAGATTCTTCAGCTTCAGATACTGACTCTTCAGAGCCTTTTTCTTCAACATTAGTAATTTCACCAGATTCACCTACTGTGATTAATAAACCGTCAGTTGTTTCGTGTCGCCCTTCGGGCGCGAATGGATCTTCTGATGCACCTTCTCCAGCTCTTACAAATAAGATTGCTCCTGCTTGTAATTCCCCTTCGGTGTACACTTCTGTTCCATCAACTAATTTAGCCTCCGCCATTTTAGTTTCCACAACTTCTTTAACTTCTTCAGTAGCAGCCCCAAGCATTACTCGGAGTTTGCTGATTGCGTCGTTGACTGTCATATACTGTATAAGTTTATTTAGTTTAATCAGACCTATGCCTGACACTTAGAAATATGTATCTTGCTTATATTGACAGAAGTTATGGAACAATAGCCAAAAACCAACTATAACTACTATAAATCAATAATTAATAATATGAAAATTATTACAGAAGGTAACACCGTCCTTTACGGTGGATTTGAATTCCGTTTAACACCATCAGCGGGTAAAGGTAAGACTACACACTACTTACACGTTTACAAAAATGGTAAAATGATTACACCTCCTAAAGCAGGAGCATTCGTTAACTTAGATGAAGGGATATGGGATCCTATGGTTATTTGTGATAAATCTTACCTTGTTGAGTTAAGCTTTATTGTAAATATGTACTTTAGCTCTATTAGAACTATTAGATACTATAAAGGTGATCCTGAAAATGTAAGAACTATGAAAGATCTTAATTCTAAAACTACAGATATAGTATGGCGAAGAAATGGTTAAAACCCAGTCTTTCTATGGAACATGCGAAAGTCCTTAGAGCCAAATGGCTCGAGGGCACTAGCATTAATACATTATGTAAGCAGTATGACCTAACTAGGAATTCTGTTAAGTGTATCTTAAAGGGTAAGACATATAATAAGCATGGTGAACATACTAATTTATATGAAGAGAAGTTTACTGGTCTTTTTTAGGCTTTCTACGTATCTCTATAATTCTAGCAACGTTAAGTATTATACCAGTAATTATTAGAGCCATCGTTAGTATTGATGACCAATCAATCATTGCAGCACCCGCTGCCGCAACAGTTGTCCCGTTTGCTATTGAATCTTTTAGTTCGTCCATTATAGTTTAGCAGCTTTTTCGATAAAGTTACCGGCAATTGAATAACCGTTAAGCTCACCATTTTTAATTTTATTCCAAGTTTCTTCATCATTAATTTTGTATGATGCCATCCAAGTTCCTGCAGGTACTTCAAATCCCATAGCTTTCGATTTATCCATGTTAGGATCTTTAACAATCCAAGATTCAAGTAAAGTATTGCCTGTCGTAATATTGTCATCATGATTAATGTCTGTATTATTCATTTTGTTATACTCAAAGAATTTCTTAGCGATTTTCTTAATAGTATCTTTACTAAAGTAAACATGGAATGGATTACCCATCTCATCTTTACGTAAGATTAGTTGTTGTGGCACCATTGCTGGTCCTGTTACTACCATTTCATCATCTGCAGAGAATGCAAATGTACCAGGGTATCTCCAGTAGTCATTACTACTCGATGCTACTTGACCTGCACGACCGTCTGCTCTACCTTTAGACATTATGACAGTTTCTCTACCATCTCTATAAACTTCTAGTTCTTCCCAGTAATGATTGCAGTTTACGCCTCCTTTGTAGTCAAAAATACTGTAGGCTTGACCCCTATGTCTAAAGCCAGTATTAATTCTACTATCCATCTCTCTTATTTCTTGACGGGTATAGATTTTTTGTAATCTCATCATTGCTTTACAGAAATTACGTTGTGGTGATGCGCCGGCATATCTGTATTTAATCTCTGGCTCGTTATCTAGGTCCTGACGACCTAAAATATCTAATCCACGTATTCCTTTAACATAATCACCAATGCCCTCAAAGTTAGTCTTAGTACTATCTACGTATACGGCGTTTTCATAGTCAACTGGCTCTCCAAACTCATCCATTAATTCTAGAATAAGTGTTTGTATCTCTTCGAACTCTTCATCTACAAATTTCTGTGCTTCTACTGGTACACAGTTAGGTACTGTTTTACCATTTAGCTTTTTAACACCGATTGCTTCGTAACCAGGCCAACATGCTTCGTCTAAGTCAAAATCAAGACCATAAGATGAATAACAAATTGCAGTAGCTTGATCTTCTTCATAACCTTCACCAATTAGTACTGGTATACAACGTGATACGTAATCTGCTTCTGATTCTCCTGATTTAGGCTCTACAAATTCTTGTATTGCAAAGTCTTTACGTAATTGTTCGTATTGACTAGCTACATAGTACTTTTCTAGTTCTTCTATTTCACTGTAATCCTCTTTCCACTTAGCATATAGCTTAAGTGTTTGGAAACTTGGCACTGTAGTATCAAACTCTACTCTATCGTCGCCCACGTTGTAATACGGGAACCCCAGATTAGCTCTTTTACCTTCCGAATAGTAATCATTAATATCTAGTATGCCATCGAACTGGGATGCCGTAAGGTCTACTATATTATTAGTCTCTTTATGTTGAATATACCAGTGAGTTGCTTCGAAATCTACTCCGCCAACTTTATACTGCATTTTTTTAATACATTTTAAGTCATAGTCGCCATTGTAACCGCCCATTGCGTAAAACATAAATTGTGCTACTTGGTAGCAGTAACCAAATGGAAATTCTGTGTCAATTCCAGCTTCATTAAGCTTTGTCATTTGATCCGCATGGTTTACGCCACCGTCTCCGGCTGCACCACCACCTGGTTTCTTAAATAGATCTATATTAGCATTAATAAACTCATCAAACTTCTCAAAACCAGTATTATCTACTACCTGCTCTTCTGCAAATGCTAAGAAGTCAATACCAATAGCTGGAGAATCCACGATTGACATTACATCAACACCAAGGTCTTCCATTTCAACGTTATCCCAATCAATTAAAAGTTCTACTATTTTCTTCATAATGTATTTATCTTACAACCTTGCTAGGTCATTAATTTTTGCGTCAGCCTCTTGTTGTGATGTCATTTCTTCTGCAACAACATAAGCTCTAATAGTTGGAGCTGCTGCTCCAGGTCCTACAGAGTCTGGGCCTACTTGATTATCAATATCTGCATCAGTTGCTGCACTAGCTAGTCCTGCAGTAGGATCAAATGTAGGTACAGTTGGTCTACTAGGTGTAGAACCACCGCCTCCACCGCCAGTACCTGGTGTTTTAGTTTTTACAATAGCTGCAACGTTAGCAAGACCACCTGCAACTGCTACACCGGCTGCAATAGCCGCTCGTATAGGCGAGGTAGGATCTCCTGGTATTAACTGTGAGGTATATGCTTTCTGCGCACCTAAGTATGTGTCAATGGTTGTGGCAGCTATCGCAGCTGCTTTACCTGCAGTTGTATTCTCACCAACTAGTTGACTTATAGCTCCTAATGCTTGGCTAGCTACTTGTAAGTTAGCATCAGAAACTTGTTTTTGCATTAGCTTCTCAAAGTCTGCTTCTTCTTTCTTAAGTTTCTTAGCCTTATCAGTATAAAACTCTTTTACTTTATTCTTTTCTGCTTCTGTAGCCTTTAATCTATCTAATTCTTCTAGATCTTTTATCTGTGCGGCTTCTAACTCGGCCTGTGCTCGTGCAAACTCATTTTCTATGTCTTCTAGCTCCATTTCAGCCAGTTTATCTCTAATAGTTTGCTTTCTAGCTATCTCTTCGTTCTCTAACTCTACAGTAATACGTTGTGCATCTAATCTACGTGTTTCTAACGCAGTTTCTGCATCTATTCTAGTAGCAACTGCTTCTGCAAGCGAAGTTTCTAGCTCTTCACGCTTTTCGTAGTTAGATTCTTGTGAAAT